TAACCCGGTGGCCGCCTTGAGCGCTGGCGGTGCCTCATCCGGCAGGTGATAGCCTCCGCTGTAGGTGACCATCACCGGCTCGGTCCAGGCATCACCATCGATGCGCAGCTTGCCGGTTTCGTTCTCGACTTCGTAAGCCGTCGGATCAAGCGTGCTGCCGCGCGGCGACTCCACCGCCGCGATGTCGGCGTCGGCGACCGGATAACGCGTCAAAAACAAGCGTGCCCGGTCGAACGGCGGCAGCTCGGCGCGCCAGGTTTCCTCGACCGTCTCGTAGGCGAACACGCGATTGCACATGGTCGCGACGACGTCGCTGTACTGATCGATCCAAATTTGCAACAGCGCGTCTTCACTCGTGTCCGTGGGCGATAGATTAAACATCGCCTTGAGCTCGGCGAGCGTCAGTAGCGCATAGCTATTGGCCGGCGTCAGCACCTTGACCCAGACATCAGCCATCAGCGCGCCTCGTTGTGGAACTGCTCGAACAGTGCGCGCAGTTCAAGCGGTGGGGCCGGACTCTGATCCGAGAGGATCGGGGTGGCCGCATACGCCTCGTGGTCGATCGTCCAACCGACGATCAGCGGGGCCGCCGCACCCGGCAACCCGCGTGGCCCGGCTTCGCCGCGCTCGCCGGTTTCGCCCTTCGGCCCCTTGATGCCAGGCTTGCCGGCCGACGCAATCAGTTGCCAGCCCTCGCCAGGACAGCCCCCGGGTCGATCGCGCCGAGCAATGAAGCTCGAACCGCCGAGCGCGACGATATCGAGAACCGCATAGGTTTCGCCCTCGCTCCAGGTGCCGCGCACGTTTGGCATCGCCGCGTCGCGTCCCTTGGCGGCGATGCAAAGCCAATCCTCGTGCGGTGGCGCGCGGGCGGTATCGCAACGCGCCTGCCAGGTACTGCCCGAGGCAAGCACAACGTCGCCCTCATAATGGACCGCGCCCTCGACGAATGCTTTCGCCACGCTCAGACGCCCCGGCGCACCAGGCGCACCTTGCGGCCCCGGTAACCCGGCCACGCCGGCTTCGCCTTTCTCTCCGCGCTCACCTTGTTCTCCGCGCTCGCCTGTCGCTCCGGTTTCGCCTTGTTCTCCGCGCTCGCCCTGCTCTCCGCGCTCGCCTGCCGCACCAACTTCCCCTTGCTCACCCCGAGCACCTGCTGCGCCAACTTCGCCTTGTTCTCCGCGCTCGCCTTGTTCTCCGCGTTCGCCTGCCGCCCCGGCTTCGCCCTGCTCTCCGCGCTCGCCTGTCGCGCCAACTTCGCCGCAATTGCCTTTCTCGCCCTGCTCACCACGTTCGCCCTTCTCTCCGTCTTTGAGCTCGCCAAGCCGCGCCATGACCTGCGCCATAACGTCAGCACGTAGCTCTGTAACTTCAGCCCGCAGCGTTGCGATGACCTCGGCCGCCTGCGCCTCGATCAGAGCGCGCTCGCGCTGCCATTGTCGACGCTCGGTGTCGAGAACCTCGGCGAGCGCTTCGCGCCAAGCCTCAAGCAGACAGTCGGCGGCGTCCGATCCGGTCGGCGCTTGCGAAAAGGTTTCGGACCTCTCGTGCAATGTCATCGCGATTGCCTTTTGGTGGCGGCTGCGGCGGCGGCGGTTTGGGTTTGGGCGCGGCGTCCTCGGGTGCGGGTGGTGGCGCGCCTGGCGCGGGTGGGGCTGGAATCTTTCCAACCTGACTGAGCGGCACGACCTGCTGTTGCACGCGGGGCTCGTCGCCGAATTCGACGCTGTCGAACCCTTCCGAATTGCGCGCCTCGTTCGGCGCGAAGATGCCACCTTGCACGCCGCGCGCCAGGCTCTCGATGCGATCCTTCATCGCTGAGCGCAGTAGCGCCGCGGTATCGAATTCCACGTATTCGTCGGGCTGGCCCTTGAGGCCAAACAGCAACCCGATCGCCTCCTCGATGTGATTGAGCGCAAACCCGAGCCCGCTCGATATCCAACTCTGCATCAGCAATTCGGTCGAACTGTAAGTGGTGCCGCCGATGCCGAGGATTTGCAACGGGATGCGAAAGGCGAGCGCAATGTGCTCATTTGATAGTTTCATCATGTCGGCGGTGGCGCCGTCCTTGCTGCCCACCGACCATGGTGCCACTTTCAGGCCGTGAGTCAGGATCGGCGTCCCGCCTTGGTGCAGCTTTTTGGATTGCTCGTTCCACTCAGCGCGCAACTCATCCCGCTGATCTCTCTTCAGATCAAGGTCAGTCGTGATCACTGCTGATGGCCGCGCCTCATTCAAATAATACTGCAATTGCTGGCGAGCGATCGCGCTGTTGACTCCGATGTCGCTATAGGCCGCGATGATCGGACTCTCGCCAACCAGCGGCGACGGGTAGCGATGCCGCACCGTGTGCAAGCGAATGTGCAGCACGTCGCGTTGCGGCACGATCAACGCCTGAGGGCCGAACCGCTTCTCGACAACTTGGTTGCCGTGCAACTGATAGAAAATCTCACCATTGCTGCCGAGCCGCGGATAGGACAGTAGCGGGTCCATGAGATGCAGTTCGTCGATCTCGAACCGCGAGTTGCGCAGCGCCAGTGCATAGGCATTGCCTTCAAGGTAGAGCGAGCGCGTCGCATTCAGCATGAAGTCGCTGATCGACTGATAATCGTTGGGATGGCGTAGCAGCCGCGAGAGCGATGAAGTCTTGACGCGCTCGCGGCCGCCTTTGTCGTTGAGTCGCCAGTGCTCGCCGGGCAGCATCGCCACGGTCTGCGCATAGGCCGAGACGCAGGCCTCGACCATGGCAGACTGCATCGAGGTGCCCTGGACGCTGTGGCCGTTCTGCCACCAGTTCCAGCTGTCGCCAACGTCGGCCGGAAGCCAGCCGCCGGTGACCGGCAGCAGCCATGGACCGGCGTGCGGTTCGCCCTCGGCCTTGGTGAGCGTCGGAACGCTCCTGGCCTTTACGCGAATCCGCGGCTTGGCGACGGCCGTCTCAGTCATGCTTTTCGGGCGTCGCTGTCGTGGCGCGGGTCGGATAGGTGCCACGGCTCACCGGTTGCTTAGCTGGCTCGATGTGCCGTGTAGTGGTGGTGTGGCCGGCGGTACTGCCCAGCGGCGCCCCCTGCATGATACCCGGATCGGGCGGCGATCCGTCCGGCTCCTTGTCAATCACATGCACGCCGGATGCCGCAAGATCATTTTCTTCCTGCGTCGGCGTCGGCTTTACATCACCGAGCGCATCGCGGTGTTCAGCATGCGCCTTTTCGCGTGCTTGCCGCTCGTCGGCGAGGCGCTTCTTGACGGCTTCCTTTTGCGCTTCAGTGGCGCGAGCTTGATCGGTGTCGGTCACGATGGACCTCCTTCTGTTATGGGAAAGTTCGGGATGAACCCCAGGCTACCATGTGACCCCGGCAACCCAGGCGACGACACCCGCGCGCCGGATCGTCCAGTTCGTCGGCAGGATCAACCGCAGGGCGAGCGAATCCGTCTGCCACATCGATTTGACCGGCGCCGCTACCGTGGCCGGCGAGCCCGGCGTACCGATGTCGAGCGGCGTGGTGTCCTCCATGTGCAGCGTCGCCTGATCGCTGATTTCGAAGCGTGGCGCGTCGCCGCCAACCGCAACGAAGTCCGCCGCATCCATGGCGATCACGGTGCCGGCCGGGACCGTGCCGGAATCAATAACCGGCCAGCCGCCCAACTGGCCTTCCTGCAGTTCTTCGCGATACGGAAACACGCCCGCACCGGGAGAGGCAACATAGAGCGCACTGTTGATCTGCACCGGGTTCATCAGCCAGACCGGATTGCGGACATTGCCCTTGGTGCCGGTGAGCAGCGCGTTGGAGATTTGCTTGATGTCGCCGGTCAGGGCATTGAAGCCACCGCCCGCGGTCGGCGTCAGGCCAGCGATGCCGTTGAGGATGCCGGCCGGCCGAACCACCGTCGCCGGGTTGGCGTCGAGCAGCACGGAGTCGAGCGAGATCGCGGTGTCTTCTTGCACGGCATCGCGCAGCAAGCCCTCGATCGCCGGCACCGAGTGGTCTTGAATTTCCCGGGTCCAGGTGGTGATGACGGCCATTTTCTTGGGCGTCAGCGTTTGCGACGTGAACAGACCCTGGCGAACAGGAATCGGCAGTCCTTCGCCGACGAACGAGCCGGCGACGGTCGGAGTGGTCGCCCGCGTCGGAATGAGGATTTTTCCCGCAGGGCCGAAGTTCAGCGACAGTCCCTTGGCCGCCAGCCGCGGATAGATCGCCTTCGGGTACAAAACCTCCATGAAGGCAGCAAACAGCGTCTGGGCGAGCTCGGCGGCCCAGCCGGTTTGTGTCGTCGTCGCCACCGTAGTGGCGGCGCGCTGCGTCCATTCGAGCACCGCGCGCGTGCCTTCGTCCTGGCCGTAGATTTCCACCAGCTTCTGATGGAACGGCATGCGATCGCAATGCGCTTTGAGCATCACAGTCCCCGCGCGCACCAGATGGTCGAGCGGACTGAGTTGCTTTTTCGGCGGCAGGCTAAACGGCCGCGGTGTCAGCACCGCAGGCGCGGCGAGCGTGATCGAGGATTGTGCCGCCCGCGCCGGAACGAGTGCGCGAGAGCCGGCTCCGTCGTCCGATGTGACGCCGAGATGGCGCTCGGCATCGCGCAGCGCCATAAGGGTACGCTCTTCCTGCGTAATCCGGTCGGTGATTTCGTTGGCGACTTTCAGTTGATCGTCGCTGACGTTGGTCTCGTCAATCTTACTCCAGTGGTCGGTGAGTTGATCGCGCAGCGCATTGACGCGTTGCTCGGAAGCGGTGATCCTTGGAGCAAACGACTGCATGGTCGTGCCCTTTCTTACAAGCGGTGATGTATCGGCTTGCCCGCCGGTTGACCTGCGTCGTCGATGGCCGTTTCCATTGCCTTTCCCGGCGAAAACAGCATCGATAGTGGCAGGCGAAATGTTGAGCGACTTGGCGATCGCCAGCGCGTTCGGATTGGCCGGGACCGAGACCAAACTGGTCTCCATAAGTTCGGCCTTGGTGAAAAATAGCCCGAAATCGGATTCCGGCCGCGGCCTGGTCTCCTTCGGGCGGAAGCCCACGCTGACGGCGCGCAGAATGTCGGCGTCGACCAGTGCGCGGATTTCATCGATGCGCGGACTGGTGCCAGCCGCAGCGAGCTCGAGGTGGCCGCGCAGCTGCTTGTCGACGACGCGAATGTTCTTCCACTTGCCGATCGGGAAACTGCTGTTGTGCCCGAATAGCGCGATCGGATTATTCTTGAAGTTGGTCAGGTCCCAGCCGTCGGCCATGATCACGTCGCCCATGCGGTCGGGCGTTTCGTCCGACAGCACGTATTCGAGCGCGCCGCCGACCTTGCCGGAATGGGTCTTGTGACAGAGGTCCTTATTGGCGCCGCGGTCTTCCCAGATCAGCTGACAGACATCCTCGTCGCCGAGTTCGTCTGAACAACGATCCATGAAATCCTCATAAGACTCGTCATCTTCGGGATAGAGATCGCCCTGGCGTTGGGCGCGGCGAAGTTGCGCGCGCATGTTGGACTCCTACGTTGCATTTATGGTATAGCCAGCCGTTACTACTGTATTCGTCCAATAAATAGAGCGCGATTACTGGTTATTACTCTTGCGCCAGGCGATTAATACTATATATTACAAGTATAGAAAGCCGGTTGGCGCCGGCGACCATCAGGACGGAAATGGGAATGGCCAGTAGGTCACAGAAAGAACCCCCGAAGGGTTCGGTGAGAGGACGGACACAAAGCGGCCGGAT